GAATAGGGAATAAATTGTAGCGTCTTTAGTGGGGAATATTTTATATACTGCCATTGTATAATATTATAGTTGTACTACTTTTCCTTGAATATCTGTATCGGGATATTTAACTTCAAAAATTGATGGGTCAAGTGAAGGATAAACTACATTTGCACTTGTTGCTGCTGCTATATCATAAGCATAAGGACTGTATCCTATATTTTCACCAACTAAATTTGTTATTGAAATATTTTTTACTGTTTGGACACCATCAATTCTATCTAATAAAATATATAAATCTCTTAATAAAATAGGTTGGTTAATAGACCAATTATCTATTGCAAAATAAGTTCTAAGAGCATTAATACAATTGATTAATACGTCGTTATTATTAAAATTAGGTAAAACTATTATTTCAAAATTTACTCCAATATTAATTATAAATCCGTCTCTAATATTAACCGCATCTCCAATCATTCTATATTGGGATAAATAAGTTATTATATTTTGTTTTAATGCTGGTGTTGCTGTTCTTAAAGTTCCATCAGCATTATTACTTAAAACATATAAATCTAATACGGAATTAGATTCTCCTGCGGACATACTAACGCGTTTAGATGGTTCTATATACGCCTTAGCTACAACACCATATTTTCCAGGCATTGAAAGTGCTCTTACAAGATAGTCATCTTGAGTTACATTACGTTGTTGGGATGCAAAATTTGCAATTGCATTTTGTCTAATTTCTTCTATAGTATCACCATCACCACCACCATCTGCTGCTGCTGGGTTAGTGACAGCTAATGAAGCAAATACTGAGTTTGCTGTAGTAGGATTTAAATTCACATTTAAAAAGGTTGGAGTAGTATTTAATACGGTTAATAAATTAGATCCAACATTAGAACTAACACCACCACCTGTTAAATATCTAACTGTTAAGGTTGTATTTGAAGGAGCAATACCATAAGTTCTTGTAAATAAGAAATTTGAAGGTGAATATGCTGTTGTTAATTTATTTTGTGTAAATGGTAACCCTATACCTACATTATTAGCATTGGGGGTAATATTTTCATCAGTATCATTAGCTGTACCTGAACCAAATTGGATTTGTAGTGTTGTTGAATCGGTAAAACGAGTTGCAAATCTACGTTGAACTTTTTCTAATTTTAAAAGATAAGGAGCATTACCTTGATCATAATAATAGTTAGGATCATTTGGATTTGTATTTTTAATTGATTGGTAAACCATTTCTTGAGCTAAATAATCTACTTCATACCAAGTATTTCCATCACTGTCTACTATATCTAAAATTCCTATAATTTGAGGATCTGTTATATCAACAGTTGCAAATTTCTGTGCTAATCCAAAACTAAAAGTTGTTGTATTAATTTTTGCGGAAATTGCTTTTCTTGTTTTCTTTAATAAGTAATAAGTTGGATTAGCCCCTGAAGTAGTAAATATTGTTACTTCTGTTGGATCTTGAGATGATGAAACTGTAAAATCAATAGGATCTTGTACTAAAAAAGTAGTTGTATTACTTACAAGAGAACTAACTGTTGAGTTATCAGGAATATATAAAGCATAATCATAATCAGGTATATATTGTCCTCCTACAAATTTAGCAGGTACTTGTTGATAAAAATCAATATTAGTAGTAGCAACTTGAGTTACGGTTGGTTTATAACCAAACATATATGCTAATTCAAATAAATTATTTGTTTGGCGAGCATATTGTAGATAATTTTCCTGGAATTGGTTGTCTAAATAAAAGGATAAAATATCACCAACATACGCTGCCATTTCCATAATCATCATACCCGGTGACGCTGGGCTAAAGTCATTATAGGTTGTTGGGAAATAAGTTCGAGTATAGTCAATTAAACTTTGTCGTAACTCTGTAAAGTCTTTATTTATATACTTTATGTCTCTTTTAATTATACTTGCCATTATTGAAAGGATATTTGTAATTGATCATTTATACCAGTATCTGCTATATTATATGTTAAAATAACGTTAATTTCATTATTATCTATATTTTCAGTAATATCTAAAGATGCTACTATTACAGAAGGAAAATAAGTTTTAAGTTGAAATTGAATTTGTGATTTTAGTCCTTCTAAGTTACCTTCTGCTATCTGTTCAAAAATAAATGCTCTTAAACCAGCTCCAAAATTAGGTACTAAATATACTTCTGTAGGATTAGTTAAAAAATAGTTAATTAAATTATTTTTAATAGCTTCTTTAGTAGTATATGTTGAAAAAAATACTGCGGGTGCATTAAAGGGTAAAGATATCCCAACCGCTGTTCCCGGTTTAGTATCTATTGGAAATATTTTTTTTGCTCCGAATGCCATTATCTATTATTCATTAATCCCATAATTTGACTTAAATCAACTTCACCTTCAGGTAGTTTACCATTAATTGAATCAACGGGTCCTTGAGGTTTAAACGGAACATTTTTTGTAGTTGCTACACCACCTTGTTGCATTTCTTCAATCATACCACTAAACATTGCTTTACGTTCAGTTGCGGTTAATTGTTTAGGTTGTGATACTTGAGGTTGAGCATATGTGTTTTGAGGTACATATGATTCATTAACCACTGTTGCTTTTGGTGATTTAACTGCTTCTAATAAAATTTCACGCAATTCTTCTTGAATTGCTTCTTTTACTGCTTCTTTGATGAGTTTTTTAAATTTTGTTGCTTCCATCGTGTTATAAATATTAAAATTAATAAGCTTTTAAATTATCTCTGTCAATTATTAGTTTAAGTTCGTTGATTAATATTTGAGGTTCTAAGGTAAATGATAATTCTGTTTGAGTTAAAACTATACCACTTTGATTTTTACCTACAGCTCTGTAACGATTTACTGTTGGGCTATAAGGTATAGTCTCAATTTCAATTAAAAATCCATTATATGTTGTTTTGTTAATCGTTTGATTAGCTAATGTTTGTTGTGCCGCTATTGATATTATAGTATTTGAAAATGGGGTAAGATCATTGGTTTGATTAGGAGCACATTGTTTTAATTTAACATCTAATGCTGATAATATTGCTACTATTTGTTGAATGTATATACCTATTACTGAAATAGGAATAGCAGCGGCTGCAATAGATGCGGCTATTTTGGGTATTCTAGCTTCACCGGTACTTGTAAATAGAGCTTTACGAATTAAGGTTTCTAATTTTGGGAATTTTGCAGTTAAAATTCCAGGAGGTATTAATGGGGGAACAATTGCTTCTAAAGCTGCTCCTACAATAACTTGAGCACCTTGTAATACGGTTACTAATAAGGAAGTTAAATCAATAAATGTAGTAAGACCAGTAATAGCTTGAGTAATTCTATCTAACTGTATCCCTATCGTATTTAAAGATGTTACTAAACCATTTCGTGTTGTGATTATTTGTTGAATAAAAGGACTATTTGGGTTTGGACATCCATCAGCAAATACTGTTTTAAGAATTGTAGGTATCTGTGATGGAAGTTCAGCAAATGAAAAGGATCCAAAATTTGTTAATTGAGAACGTAAATTATCTTCAATAGCTTGTGTAGCTACAGGTATTGCTTCTTTTTTAGCGGTTAAAGCACCTATTTGTGCTGTTAATCCGGTAACACCTTTTTTTTGTTGTTCTTTTAAGTTATTAATTTGATCTTGAATTTTTTGTTGTTCTGAGGTTGCTTTTTCTTTTGCTTTTGCAATTTCATTTTCAGCAATTTGAGTTATGAATTGCTTAACCATATTGATAGCAATAGGTATAAGAGCAACTATGATTTTTTTACCTAAATTTGTTATAATAGCACCTAATTTAGCTGTACCCTTAGGTTTATCAGTATTAGCATTATTAATAGCAGTTGCATCAACAGGTATAACTTTTTGAGTATTACTAGCAGTTATAGCTTCCTCTTTTTTACGTTGTGTTTCAGTTTCTTGAGGTGTAGGAGGTGGTGATGGAGGAGAAGGAGGTATATATCCGGGTTGTGGAACTATATTCCAATCATTTATAGTTTTTATACCTGTTGGTTTTTCAACATCAATTAAAGCTAATTTTGCTTCAGATAAAATTACAGATTCATTAGATACTGATTTTGGACCAGTATATATTAATAATCCGTCTTTATATATACGAATTTGTCTAGTAAAACCTGATTTTATAGTATCATAAGTATAAGTTGCCATTATGATGTTTTAACGTATTTAGATTTAGTACCTTCTAGATTTGCTTGTAACTGATTTAATGTAGTCATCATTTGGGAAGCGGCCATATTAACCGAACCTAATGGAGCACCAGGTGCTGTACCTACAGCTGTTGAACAAATAGTCATAAAGGCATTTAAACTTGTTATTAATTGGTTTAATAATTGAACCGTTGTGTTACCTAATAAAACTGGTTGGGTTGCATCTTTAGATCCTAAATACACATTATTTGATTGTATTATAGTATTTGGAGCATCAATATTAACTGAAGATACAGCGTTTAAATTAACTGATTGTTTAGAGCTTAATAAAATATGATCTTTTGTACTATTAAATACTAAACGACCCGAACTTAATATTAATTGATTTCCTGAATATTGGCTAGGTTGTATTGGAGAATTAGATTTATAACTAGCATAACTAATTGAAGATGCATTTAAAGGTATTTGTTGTGTTGAAGTAGCATAAATAGAAGATAAATCAGTATTTATATCTTCTGTTATGGGAATCCAACCTTCAGTACTTGCATTTATTGATTGTCCATTTCTTAAAATAATAATAGGATCACCATTATTACCAACAGCCGACCAATTGTTTGGATTATTTTTTACGGTTGAACCCCATCTTATACTATTACCCCATCTACCTTCTTGTATAACATCGCCTTCAAAAGGTAAAAGCGGATGAATATTAGAACGTTCTTTAAAAGTATTACCTAAATATATTTCTGTACTTTTATCGGTAACACGTCTAACACTACCTGCTTGTGTTTCAGCATAATCTTTTCTTTGAGATTCGGAAAGAACATTAGGATTTGAAGGATAAGCATTATGGTGAGGGTGATTCCATAACGATGTTATACCCACATAATAGGGTTTAGTTATAGAATTACTTTCACCTATACTAGTATCAGGTAAACCTACTATGAATACTATTTCATTTATTAAAGGATAATTTTTTAAATTTGGAAATAAAGGAGCAGCTATTAAGTATGAATCTTTCAATGCTGGGTCTGATACTATTTGATATTCGATATTTCCAAGAGCGTTCCATTCACCTAATTCTTTAAATCTAGGATGGGTGGCATCTAATACAATACTCATAACTCTAGCCGCTACAATTTGACCTTGTAGAGAGGAAAGTTGTGAGAATATATTATTTGTTTGATTTGTATTATTAACACTCTGATTGAATGCTTCAAATCCGAAATTAGTTGCCATTTATTATTTGTTTTCTCCGTGTATTTTATCTATTTCAGCAAGTAATTGAGCTTTTTCTTCATCCGAGATACCAAATCCACCATCGTCAGTTGATGTTGAATTTAATGCACGTTGGATAATGGTAGCCATTTTGATAAGTTGCTCGTCATTTTTAACACTTATTTCTAAGTATTCTTTAATTAACGGTACTATCAAAGTGGCATCACCTATATCACTTATCAGTGGTTTTAACTCGTTTATTAGAGCGGATATTTGTTTATCTTTTTTCTTTTGATTGTCGTATATCTCTTCTAATATGCTGCTAAATGTTTTCTTGCCAAAAACTACGTTTTCTAATGAACTCATACGTTTTATTTTTGACGATAAATATTATAACTAAAAATTTGTATATCCGTGTTCCAAATAAAACACGTACTTTTTCTTAAATATGTCGTATAATTGATCTGCTATTTTAGTAATTTTAGGCGTTTTAACATCTATCATTTCGCGAATGTATATATAAAGTGCCTTTTTATTAAACACATCTAAACTATCTCTTTTACGAAAAACCTCTAAAATAGCATCGGCTACTTGAGCATCTGTTTCTTTAGGGAATAATTCAAATATATTATCGGTACAATAAGTGATATATTCATCCATAAATTTAGATAAATTACTTTCAACAACACTTTTAGTATCGTCTAACTGATATGAAAATTTTTCATCTTCTTCAATTGAAGCTACTGGAGATGTTTCAACACGTTTTTTATAATTTTTTTGGTTAGATAGAATTAAATAGCGTTTAGCAATTGTACCAAAATAAGAAAATGCTTTAGCACCTTTACTTTGATCAAATAAATGCATTTTAGAAAGTAAAAATGTAATTACTTCATGTTGTAAATCTTCAATATTATCTACCTCGGTATAATAAAACTTAAAGGTATGAATTATATTTTCGGTTAACTTAAAAAACGCATAGTGAATTTGTTCGTTATATATTCTATTACGTTCTTCAAAATCAGTACTATAATTATATGCTACAATAGCATCTTCGGTATCCTTAGTAAAATACACATTGGAAGTTTTTTTCTTCCTTTTTCTAACTTCTACTTCCATTCTATAAATTCTTAACGTTAAATGTATCTAATATTTCTTGTAATGCTTTTAATTGTTGGAAGAAAAATCCAACTTCATCATCACTTTCAAATGAACCTTTAGCGTCTACTTCTTTAAGTTTCTTGTGTGAATAATCAATAATTTCCGAAAATTTATTTAGGTAAGTCATATACCCTCTTAAAATATCTTCTTGTTTTTCGTTCTTGCGAAGAAGGTTAAAGGTTGTGTAACCTAATACAACAACCAAAACCGATAAAATACAAACTAAAATTAGCATCTAAATATTGTTTAACAGGTTTTTTAATCCCTCCGATTTAATACTACCTAGTGCTTTTGATTTTTGTGCACTTTGAGTTTTACCATTGGGCTTATTTCCCCCCAATGTAAAATTTTTCTTTGACTCCTCCAAGTTTTTTCCCTGGAATTTTGGAAGCCATTCTTTTTCAAATTCAATACGAGCAGCCATCAAGTCAGCCTGGTGGAGTATAAACGGTAATGCTGTACGTGGTTTTTGTTCGGGAAGATAACCCATAAGATATTTCTTATTACCTTCATCGTATAAACCATCGTGTGTTTGAATAGCAACCATTTCATTAAATGTATACTGGATGTTATTAGAATGTAAAAAGAATAAACTACGATCGGGAACCGAAGCGAATGGAATAGTGTTGTTAAACATATAATCTTCACCTAGTTTATCTCTACGCCATTGGTCCGTTTGTGGGATATAAGCATCTTGATTTTCATCACCTAATTTACCCAGGTCATGATTCAAAGCAGAGAATATTAATTCTTCAAACGTATAAGTACTAGTATCAGCACCCATATCATCCCATACTTTATGTAAACGAACGGCACATTCCATTACTCGAACAACATGATCAACATACCCTCCAGGGAAAGCGTTGTGGTATTCTTTCTTATGTGACGCA